TTAGAAATATAAGGAAAGCAAAAGAAAAGGGATTTTATGTAGTTATGAATTTTATTGGAGTAGATAGCCCTGAAGTTGCTAAAGAAAGAGTTAGAATTAGAGTCTTAGAAGGTGGGCATGGAATTTCAGAAGAGGCTGTAGAAAGAAGATATTATGAATCATTAGAAAATTTAAAGATATTGATGCTTGTCTGTGATGAAACAAATATATATGATAATACAAAACAAATTGAGGAAATAGCATATTTCATTAATGGGGCTATTAAATGGAAAAGTAAAAATATGCCTAAATGGAGTAGGAAAATTCTAAAGTGAAACTAGCTTAGTATGTTGATATTAAGCTAGTTTTTATGTTTAAAACAAAGTTAATAATGTAAAATGGAGGAGGAAAATGAATTATGGCAATAATTGAAAAATATAAATTAATACAGGCATTTGAACCCAAAACAACAAATGCTGCAATAACAAGTAATTATGTAACTTTAAAGAATGCTATTACAGCAACAGTTGTTGTAAATTTAGCTCAAACTGTGGGACATACAACTCAAGTATCTTTATATCAGGCACAGGATATAGAAGGAACTGCTGCAAAGCCTTTAGCAAATGATGTTCCTATACTTGCAAATGAAGATGTTTCAGCAAGTGATACATTAGTAAGGCAAGCAGATGGAGTGAGCTATACTGTAGCAAATACTGCAAAGAATAAGCAGGTAATATTTCACATTGATCCAGCTAAACTTGATATAAATAATGATTTTACTTGTTTAAATGTGCGAATTGGGGCGAGCTTACAAGCTACAAACTTTGCAAGTGGCGAATTTATACTGGAGAACAAATATGCTGAGGATGAAAAAAATTAGATATTAGTTGATTAAATTTGAGAGCCACTTAAGGCTCTTTTGTTTTTGGGGTGATTTTATGGCTTTAAAAATTATAACACCACCAGCAGTTGAACCTATAACTTTGGAGGAAGCAAAACAGCACTTAAGAATAATTGGCAGTGATGATGATATTATTTTGCTTAGTATGATTAAGCAGGCTAGAGAATTTTGTGAGGATTTTCAAAATAAAAAATTTATTACTCAAACTTTAGAAATGGTGCTGGATTATTTCCCAGAGGATAATTGTATTTCATTTGAAAACTGTTCACCAGTTCAAAGTGTAGAAAGTGTAAAATATTATGATACAAATGGAAAGGAATATATATTTGATGCAGGTAATTATATTGTTGATACAGATAGTTTTGTTAATAGAATTGTACTTGGATACTGTAAATTATGGCCAACAATAGCATTACAAACTGCTAATGCTGTAAGGATTAGATTTACAGCTGGTTTTGGAGACAAAGCAGAAAATATACCAGAAACAGTTAAATGGGCAATGATCCTTCATATGAGGCTTCTCTATGATGATTATAAGCCTGATGAAAGAACCAAAATTGAAGAAGCAAGAAATTCATTATTGAGTATGAATAGAGTGATACCAGTATGAGAACGGAAGAATTGAAACATAAAATAACCTTTCAAAAACTTACAACAACTACAAATGAAAATGGATTTCAAGTTGAGGTATGGGAGGATTACTTAGCTGTTTGGGCAGCGGTATCAAATTTGATTGGAAGAGAATATTTTGCAGCTGCAGCTGTGCAGGCAGAGAAAACTGTTAAGTTCACTATAAGGTATCTACAAGGTATAACAGATGATATGAGGATATTATTTGAAGACAAGCAGTACAATATAACTTTTATAGATAATATTAAATATAGCAACAAATATATAGAAATAAAAGCTTTGGAGGTTGAGAATAGTGGCTAATATAGAGCTTACAGGTGTTGATGAAATATTAAATAGGCTCCAACAAATAGGTTCAAATGTAGGAAGGCTTGAAAATAAAGCACTGAAAAATGCTGCAGAACCTGTACTTGAAGATGCAAAAGCAAATGTTCCTGTGAGGACTGGGAAACTTAAAAAAGGTCTTAAGATAACCAATGTAAAAAAGAAAGAGGGCATAAAATATATTCTTGTAGGTGTAGATAAGGGAGAGAATTCAGAAATATTTTATGGAAAATTTATTGAGTTTGGAACCAGTAAAAGAGCTGCACATCCTTTCCTGCAGCCTGCTTATGAGAAGAATAAAAATACAATAAAAGAAATTATAGCTGAAACTTTAAAGGAAGGATTAAAGTGATAAACAAATTAGTAGTAGAAGCTTTAAAACCTCTTAAAGTATCTGTTTCATTTCAAAAATATAAGGGAAAAGAAAATACCTATATAACATTTTTTAATTATTTAGAACAGGGAGAGCAGTATGCTGATAATGAAGAAAAAGCTACAGGTTTTTATATTCAGGTAGATGTATGGAGTAAAAATGATTATACAGAGCTTGTAGAAAAAGTAAAAAATGCTATGAGAGCCGCAGGGTTTATGAGAACTTCTGCGGCTGATTTATTTGAGGATGATATTAAAGTATATCATAAGGCAATGAGATTTTTCATTCAGATGGAAGGAGGAATATAAATAATGTCGGTAATAGTAAACAGTGCTCCTATAGGAGTGGAAAATTTAGTTTATGCAATTTTAACAGATGAAATTACTTCAGTTTATGGTACGCCGGCTTTAATTTCACCAGCAATAAATGTAAAAATAAATCCAAAGAGTAATTCAGATACGCTGTATGCTGATAATAAAGCTGTGGAAACAGCTACATCATTAGGTGAAATAGATGTAGAAATTGAAACACAGGATTTACCACTTGAAGTGCAGGCAGAACTTTTAGGACACAAGATTGATTCAGTGACTAAAGTTATGTGTTCTGATGTTCAGGATTCAGCACCATATGCTGCTGTAGGCTTTAAAATTAAAAAAGCTAATGCCAAGTATAGATATGTATGGCTTCTTAAAGGCAAATTTAGTGAACCTGAAGAAGAACATTCATCACAGGAAGACAAAACAAAATTTCAGACACCTAAAATTAAAGGTACATTTGTTACAAGAACAGATGGTAAGTGGAAATATACAGCTGACGAGGATAGTGGATTTACAGGTGGAGCCGCATGGTTTGGCAGTGTGTATAAACCAGTGATTATACCAGCCGCACCAACTGATCCAGTACAGGATGATACAGCGAATACTTTTGGATGGACTAATGTTATTGGATATGATAATGCATCAGATTATGAGTACAGTACAGATGGAGGAGTAACATGGTCAGCAGTAACAGAAAATCCACAAAATGTTGGAAATAGTGCTTATGATGTAGGAAAAATACAGGTAAGAGTAAAGGCAGATGCAGAAGCTATCAGATCAGCGGGATTAGTATTAAGTTCAACTTTAGCATATACTGCAGGTTAAATTAAAAATTTAGAAGAGTCATTTTAATTCCTAGGAGGAAACAAGTATGGAGATAGTATTGAACAATAAAACTTATGTAATGCCTAAAGTTAAAACAAGGATGCTTAGAAAGGCTATTGAAATTAATGAAAATATAGATTTTAGCAATATGAAGACAAAAGATTTAGATGGACTTGTGGATTTTATAGTGGAGCTATATGGTAATAAATTTACCAGAGATAATTTTTATGATGGACTGGATGCAGATAAACTTATAGAAACGCTCAATAATAGTATAAATGGGATAGTAGGAAATCTGGGAAACAAGTTAAAGGAATTCCCAAACAAGTAAGCGGGGGTAGTGATGAAAAGCTGTCTCCGCTTGATTTTATAAAGGAGATTTATTCTAAGCTTTTAGAACAGGGATGGACATTAAATGATGTTGATGAAATGGATATATTTTTTTACTTTGATATTTTAATTTACAGGGCAAATAAGAAATACAAGCAAAATTTAGATGCCGTTTTAAATATATTGTAAAGAAGGTGAGAGAGTGGCAGAGGAACTTGGAAGTTTAGCGGTAAAAATAGGACTTGATTCAAGTGGCTTTCAAAATGGTATAAGCAGTATAAATAGAAATCTTAGAGTTCTTGACAGCGAGTTTAAAGCTAATACTGCAGCTCTTGGAGAAAATGCTAAAGGACTTGAAGGACTTAAATTAAAGTCAGAAAGTCTAAGTAAGCAGTTAGAACTCCAAAAACAAAAGGTTGGAACTTTAGAACAAGCTTATACTAAAAGTGCGGAAACAAAAGGAAAAGACAGTAAAGCCACACAAGACCTTGAGATAAAATTGAATAAGGCAAAACAAGCTCTCTCACAGATGGAAAATGAACTTTCTAAGGCAAATAAAGAAATAGAACTCCAAAGCAGCAAGTGGGGTACTCTTGGAAAAAGTTTTGATACCATTGAAAATAAGATAAAGCCAATAGGTCAGTCAATATCCGGTGTAGGTCAAAAGCTAACGTTAGGAATAACCACACCTTTGATTGGAATAGGTACTGCTGCTGTAAAAACAGGAATGGATTTTGAAGCAGAAATGAGTAGAGTTAGTGCTATAAGCGGTGCTACCGGAAGTGACTTTAAAAAATTAAATGACCTTGCATTGAAGCTTGGTGCAGACACTGCATTTTCAGCGGGTCAGGCAGCAGAAGGTATGGAAAATTTGGCTTCAGCAGGTTTTAATACAAATGAAATTATGGAAGCTATGCCGGGGATGCTTGATTTAGCTGCAGCAGGAGGTGTAGAAATATCAGAAGCCTCTGATGTTGCGGCTTCTGCCCTTAGAGGTTTTGGACTTGAAGCAGGTCAATCAGGACATGTAGCAGATGTACTAGCACAGGCAGCTAGTGCCACGAATGCTGGAATATCGGATATGGGTTCGGCATTAAAATATGCAGCACCTCCAGCTCATGCACTTGGGTTAAACATAGAAGAAGTAAGTGCAGCTATAGGTATAATGAGTAATGCAGGTATTAAAGGTGAAACAGCAGGAACTACTTTAAGAGGAGCATTAACCAGACTTGCAAGTCCATCAAAAGAAGCAGCTGCATTAATGGAACAGCTTGGTTTTCACGCCTTTGATAATCAAGGTAAGATGTTTTCATTGTCACAAATAGTAGCTAATTTACAAAATAGTATGAAAGGGCTTTCAGATGAAGAAAAACAAAATGCCATAGCAACTATATTTGGGCAGGAAACTATGTCAGGTATGCTTACTTTGATACAGGCTGGTCCTAAACAATTAGATGATCTTACCAATAGTTTTAAAGCAAGTGATGGAGCTGCAAAGAAAATGGCAGGTACCATGCAGAATAATCTTAAAGGCTCAATTGAGCAGATGAAAGGATCTCTTGAAACTGCAGGAATAAAGATAGAGCAGAGTTTGGCACCACATATTAAGATAATAGCTGACGGCATAACAGAATTGGCTAATAAGTTTTCAGAGTTAAGTCCAGCAGAACAGCAATTTGCGTTAGTTATGGCTGGAATAGCAATAGTAATTGGACCAGCATTAGTTAGCATAGGTAATTTAATAGCTGCAATAGGTAACATATCAAAAGCATTTGGCACAGTATCAACTGCTATTGCTAATCTCGGAGGAATGTCAAAAATTTTAGGTACAATTTTTAATCCATGTGTAATTGGTATAGGAATAGCTGTACTTGCCGGATATGAAATTTATAAGCACTGGGATACCATTAAGCAGGGAGCAAATGATTTATGGATTAAGCTTACAACTGTTTTTCAAGGAATCAAAACATCTATTACTAATGCCTGGGAAAATGTAAAAACTGCAACACTAACTGCCTGGGAGAACTTAAAAAGTACTATAAGTAATGGCCTTAATAGTATAAAAAGTTTTCTAGAGCCAGCTTTAAATTTTTATAAGACCATATTTAAAAATGCCTGGGATATTATAAAAAATATTGTTTTAGGTGCTGTACTTATAATTCTTGATATAGTTACAGGAAATTTTACAAAGCTAAAATCAGATATAGAGAATATATGGAATAATATAAAAACAGCTCTGACAAATATATGGGAAACTATAAAAAATACAGCTGTAAATGCCTGGACTAAATTAAAGGAGACTGTAATAAATCTTTGTAATAATATAAAAGAAACAGTACTTAACATATGGAATTCTATTTTAACTTGGTTTTCAGAACTTCCAGGTAAGCTTTATAGTTATGGATCAAGTATGTTCACAAGAATGAAAGATGGAGTAAACAGCACTATAGGAACTGTAAGAAGCTCTATAGAAAGTGGCATAAATAATGCATTAAGCTATTTAGCTAGTTTACCGGGGAAGGCTTGGAGTTATGGAGCAGACTTTGTAAATGGAATTGTAAATGGTATAAGATCTGCTGTAGGTAGAGTTGAAGATGCAGTAAGTGCATTAGCAGCTAAAATAAGAAATTATCTTCATTTTTCAGTCCCGGATGAAGGACCACTTACCGACTATGAAAAATGGATGCCGGATTTTATGGCTGGCTTAGCAGAGGGAATAAATAAGAGCAAACACATTGTTGCTGAAGCTGTGAATGGATTGTCCTTAGATATGAAAGTGAATTCTAATATAGCAGAAATGGCAGTACCCTATAACAATAACTTAAAAGAGAATGAGAACATAAGTAATAAAAATGGACTTACTTTGTATATAGAGAATTTTAACAATTATACTGAAAAAGATATAGAGCAGCTTGCATATGAATTAGAATTTTACAGGCAGAAAATTTCTATGGGAAAAGGAGGAGTTTAATGTGCTTAGTTTTAACTTTGCTGGCGGGAACAGTTATGATGATTATGGCATTTTAATATCTCAAAGACCAGTTATCCCTTCTCCTAAACGCAGAGTAAATACAATAAATATTCCCGGAAGAAATTCTAATTTAAGGTTTGATGAAAAAACCTATGATGATATAACACTAACGGTTGAGTGTTCAGTAAAGGATGGAGAAAATCTTGTAGATAAAATTGATGATATAGCGGTTTGGCTTTTTGAAGCAGGTGAAAGTGATTTGACATTCAGTTTTCAAGAGAATAAAAAATATATTGCTCAAGTGGTAAATGCTATTGATTTTAAACAGGTTTATAAATATTTTAGCGAGTTTCCTATAATATTTAACTGCAGACCATTTAAGTATGCAGTAGAGAATAATATAGAGATTATAAATACTTCAGGTGCAAAAGTAACTAATCCAGGAACTATTGAAAGTGAGCCTGTAATAAATATTTATGGTTCTGGTGATATAGTTTTTAAAATAAATGGACAGCAGATAAGTCTTAAAGGTGTATCTGAAAAAATCATAGTAGATTCAGTCATACAGGATTGCTATGATGATTTAGGAGATAACCTAAATGGAAGTATGTCAGGTGAATTTTTAAAGATGAAGCCTGGTGAAAATATAATAGAATGGAGTGGAAATGTTACTAAAGTTGAGCTTTTACCAAACTGGCGGTGGTTGTAATGATATGCATCTACGATAAGAAAACTACTAAAGGAAACATTGATAACAATGGCCTTGGAATCTTAAGTGAAGCCATAAGCTGTTATATTACTGAAGAACTAAATGGCGATTATTCCTTAGAGTTAGAGTATCCTGCTAATTCTAAGAAATCAAAGTATATAGTGGAGTGGAATATTATCAAGGCAGAGGATCAACTTTTTAGAATATATAAAGTAGAGAAAAGCAGTGATGGCAAAAATGTAATTAAGGTATGGGCAAAGCATATCTTCTATGATCTTTCCTATTATTTTATAGAAAGTATGAAAGCTGAAAACTGCAGTATGAAAACAGCTTTGGAGAAATCTTTAGTAGGAGATTTGATAACTATATATACAACAGACAGTGATATTATAACTGCAAATACAATTGATGTTGAAGAAAAGAATCCTGTAGAAGCCATATTTTCAATAATTAATATATGGGGCTGTGGTGAGCTAAAAAGAGATAACTTTGATATTAAAATATTGGAAACTATAGGAAAAGATGCAGGAGTATTGATTGCACAGGGTAAAAATATAGCAGGTTTGAAATTTAATATAGATACTACAAGTGTTGTAACCAAGCTTTATCCTGTAGGAAAAAATGGTATAAAACTTACTGAAAAATATATTAGTGTTCCCAACTGGAATAGTGATGCGTATCCACCATTTCCTATTATAAAGAAGGTTGAATTTAAAGATGCTGGAGATGAAGTTACTTTAAGAGCACTTGCAAAAGAATCAGCCAGTGTAATAGGTTTAAGCAGGGTAAATATTGATGTGGATTTTATAGAACTCAGTAAAACAAAAGAATATGAGAAATATAAACATCTTCAAACCGTTAATATAGGAGATTCAGTTATAGTAAGGCACAAAGATTTTAATATTGATGTAAAAGTACCTGTAATTAAGATAACGAAGGATATTTTAAATTGTGTAAATATTAAGATTGAACTTGGACAGCCAAAAGACAGTATATTAAAACAGCTTGATACAGCAAATATTAAGACTACATTAGATGAGCTTGGAAATAAAGTAGCTGAATCCTTTAGTTCAGTGCTTTATTATGCAAATCCAATTGCACTAACTGTAGGAACGGCACCAATTGAGCCTGTATATTTAGGGATAACAGCAGTTGCAGATACAAACTTATCTATGAATTTTACTATGTACTGCACAGCCACCAGTTCGTGCACAATAACGATAGAAATTCAATTAGATAACAAGGATATTCCATTTACTCCAAAACAAAAATTACAGCAAGGGGATAACGTTATAGGTATACCGCTTGGAATCCCACAAGTTCAGCAAGGTGCACATTATATTGCAGTATTTCTAAAAGTAGATACAGGTACGGTAAATATACCTATGTTCAATCTTCAATGTATGATTGATGGAAGAAATCTTCAAGGAGGATTAAGTGCAGAGCATCCACACGCAGAATGTTTTGAGGAACAGAAACTTGTAAATATAAATGGATTATATTTAAATAAAGTAAAAAGCAATTATATAAAAATGGAATTGCAGAATCCTTTGACTTCAGTCTTAAGTGTTCACAAAACAGCAGATACAGGAGCAATTAGCAGTGGTAAGCAGATGGTCACAAATCATGAAATTTCAATTAAAAAGTTAGGTGAAATCTTATATCTTACTCCGCAATATAAATACAAATATTCAATAGATGACAATGTTTTACTGCTGGATGATGGCGGGCTTTATTTTAAAACAGTTTATGAAGGTACAGCAGTTAATGAAAGTATAGATGCAGGAAAGATGTATAGTTTTCAGCTGTTAGACAGCAGTAAGTTTGCAGATATTGAAAAAGTGGAGGTGAAGTAATGTGGGAGTGTATAGTACAAATACAATTTCTCCAAAAGGAAACAGTGGCATGACTTCAATAAGTACTCATAATGATGATAGTACAATTAACTTTCCAGACATAGGTTTTGACTTTCTCTATAATGGTGCAAACTGCAGAACTACAATAAATAGCAGCGGTAATTCGTGGGTTGGATTTACTGGTTCAAGTGAGCAGCTTAAAATAAATAGAAGGGATGCAGGAGCAGATAATATTTACTATGCTAAAGAAACAGTAAATGATAAACCTACGTTTAGAATAAGGTGGGAAGGTCATCAAAGTTACAGCACCTGGGGGACTCTTAATTTGGTATGGGAGCTTATACTATTTAATGATAACTCCATGGTACTTGTTATTGAAAAAATACCTAATACAGGAACAAATTCTTTTGAAAATCCTACACTAGGAACTACAAGTTTAACACTTGAAAACAACAAATCTTATGCCTTCATTCCACAGCAGGATCAAGGAAAAGCATATGACATCAAAGAAGGTTCCTATATTCAAACTGATATAAAATATCTTATAGTAGATGGAACTGATATTAAACACTGGGATACCACATCTTCAAGTTATGTTAAAGTTTCAGAATTGCCAATAACAGCAGATAAGTTTGAGACTTATGGTGATGATATATATCACAAAGAAAGAACTGGCATAATAGATGCTTCTCCAATCTTAAAAATATGGTCACCTTCAGCTGAATTGCCTGCACCAAGAATAACTCAGGTAATTAAACCTAAACCTGTAGTAGTTAATATGAAGGATGATATTTTATTTAGCGAGGCATATATAAAAGATATTATGAATGCAGTAGTGACTGTAGATAATACAGGCAGCGGAATTATTGCCTTTATAGTAAGTACAGATAGTGGAGTTTCATGGAAGGCGTGGGATGGAGGTTCGTGGATTTTAGTAGACGCAACAAATATTGAAGATGTAAAAAGTAAAGGGATGTCTGTGGCAGCGCTTCAAGGAATTACTGAGGAACAATGGACAGCTCTTGGACTTTCAAATAAAAAGATAAGGTTTGCTTGGTATATGGAAGTTAATTCAAGTACAGACATTTTAAAGTTAAGACAGATTAGAGTTAACTATAATACAAATTAGGAAGAAATACGTAACTTTATGATGAATAATAAAAAGTTTCAATTAGTTACAGATTATATGGAATTAAATGGTGATATGTGGTATAATTATACAATATAGACTATAATTATATAAATATATACATATTTTTACATATATTATATAGGTATGTATAAAATATACAAGGGAGAAATTGTATGAATAGAATAATACAAAGTTTCTTAGATACACATATAGTTGAGTATGATTTAGGTGACTTAAAACCAGAAACTGCCTTTGAGCATTTTATCAATAAATGTATTGTCAATAAATATTCAGTTGAACGTTTTAATCCTGAGGATATAATGACTGGTGAAGGGGAAAAAGGACTAGACGGTGTGGCAATTTTAATTAATGAAAAACTTATCACTACAAAAGATGAAGCCTTAAGCATAATTAATGATTCAAAGTCATTAGAGGTAAAATTTGTTTTTATACAATCAAAAACAAGTGATAAGTTTAGTGGTTCTGAAATAGGTGATTTTGTTTATGGAGTTAAGGCCTTTTTTGAAGACTCAAACAAGAGACCTAGTACAAATGAAAAAATAGAAAATTTAATTGAAATTAAAGATGAAATTTATAAGAAAAGTGTTGATTTTGAAAATCCTCCAACATTAGATTTATATTATGTTTGCTGTGGAAAATGGAACTCTGGAAATGGCTTACAAAAAAGAATAGATACTGAAATTGAACCTTTAAAAATCTCTGATGACTTTTTAGATGTAGAATTTTTTAAATATGACTCTGAAAAAATTATTACAACATATAAAGAAATGAAGAAAAAAATTAGTCGTAGCTTTGTTATGGAAAAGAAGGTTACGTTTCCCAACATAGAAGGGGTTACACAAGCTTATATAGGTTTTGTAAAATGTTGTGATTTTATAAAAATTTTAGAAGACAGTGATGGCAATATGCTAACTAACATATTTGAAGATAATGTAAGAGATTTTCAAGGATATAATGTAGTAAATCAGGAAATAAAAGCAACTATACTTGATGAAACTGATCAAGCTCGTTTTGCAATTTTGAATAATGGAATAACTATTGTAGCAAAGAGCATAAAAGTAACAGGTGATAATGTTGAATTATTTGATTATCAAGTAGTTAATGGATGTCAGACAAGTTATGTTCTATTTGACAATAAGGATTGTGTTAAAGAAAATTCATATGTTGTAATTAAAATTATTGAAGTAAAAGACGAAATTATTTCAGACAGAGTGATATTTACAACTAATAGACAAACTGAAGTTAAATCGGAAGCTT